AAATGGATTTGTTGAAAATGAAACGGGCCTTTTAATTCTCAAGAACAATTCCGATGATAGAGATGTTGCTATCCAATCAGACGACGGCTCTGGTGGAATTGCTAATTATCTTGTAGCCGATGGCAGTACGGGCGCTTTGAAGGCTTACCATTATGGCTCATTAAAACTCGCCACCACCTCCACCGGCATCGACGTAACCGGCACCGTCACGGCTGATGGGCTGACGGTTGAAGGCACTAACGGAAACTTTGAAGTCGCTACGACAGGAAACTCTGTCAACATGACGCGAGCCGGGAATAATTTCATCACGGCTTCAGACGCAGTAGGCGATTTATTTTTAGGCGCAGGCGGCGTTAGTTTTTTTAAAATTGATAACGGCGGCGACATCTCCTTCTACGATTCGGCGGGGTCGTCGCAGTCTTTCTTCTGGGATGCGAGTGCGGAGTCGTTGGGGATTGGGACGACTTCGCCTGCTGGCATTTTGCACTTGCAAGAAAGCGCTGGTGGTAACGTAGAGCTGCACATGCGGGAAACCACTGGAGGCACTGCTTATGGTGCGTCCCTTGATGCTTTTAACAGTGGCGGCGGTAATCTAAGGATAAGGCTTCATGATAGCGGTGGAACGCTGCAAGAAGTTATTAGATTTAAGTCAGACGGAAGCGTCGGGATTGGTCTGACCAACCCGTCAGATTACTACGCCGAAAATCTTGTAGTCGCAGCGGCTGACGAAGGCGGTATTACTATTGAGTGTGGTTCTACCGAAAAAGCGTACTTAATGTTTGCTCAAGGCACATCTGGTTCTGACGCATACAGATCGTATGTAGGCTATGACCATAACCTTGATTCAATGAATATTGTGTCCTCTGGTTACATTAATTTTTTTACTGATGACCCTTCCACAGAAGCCATGCGCATCGACTCCAGCGGCAGGTTGTTGATTGGTAGGACATCAAACTACGGCGGTGAAGCTCTTCAGATTGATGCAAACTCTGTTGGCGCAACTGTATATACAGCTTATATCAGCAACACTAATACCAGCACTTCTGCATATAATGTTATGCGATGGGCGCAAGGCGCAACCGGTTCTGCTACCGGAATGATTGGTACAGGTGGCTCTGCTACCGGGAACGCTGCGTTTCGTAATAATTTTGTTGTTGGAACGCAAAGCAGCAGCCCACTTGTGTTTGCTACGGCGGATGCCGAACGCGCCCGCATCGACTCCAGCGGCAACTTGCTGGTTGGTAAGACTTCTGCCGACTTTAGCGATAGCTCAAGGGGTAACGTAGAAATTGGTGGTTCTGGTGGAGCTATATTGGCGTTAAAGGCAGGCTCTACTAATGATTACATATATAATAGCGGTTCAAATTTGGACATACTTGCTGGCTCTGGGCAGGGGGTGCTGTTTTATACCAATGGGTCAAATGAACGCGCCCGCATCGACTCCAGCGGCAACTTGTTGGTGGGGACGACTGACCTTAACCCACAATCTTCGTCCAGTGAGTCGGGCGTTCGTGTAGGCGACGGCTTTATCTTTGCAGGACGCGCTGGCGAAGTAGCTATCCTTAACCGCCAAAGCACCGACGGTGACATTACAGTATTCCGCAAAGACGGCACCACGGTGGGGAGTATTGGTAGCAACAGCGGCACTTATATGTACGCCGGAACAGGTGATACAGGCATTTTGTTCAATGTTGATGCCAACGGTGTACAGCCTTGGAATACCTCTACTAACGGTAATTCAGACGGGCTACTTAATCTCGGCTTCTCTACCAGTCGCTTCAAAGACCTCTACCTCTCAGGCGGCGCCTATCTCGGCGGCACCGGGGCGGCTAATAAGCTGGATGATTATGAGGAGGGGACGTTTACTCCTTCTAGTTATAGTGGTTGGAACACTAACCCTACAGGTTGGACTGGTAAATACACAAAAATAGGAAACATGGTTACTCTTTTTGTAGATATTGCCGGAGGCGTTTTTAATAACCAGTGTTACATAGTTGGTTTACCTTTCAGCGCAACTCAAGAAGGAACAGGAGTCGTCCTTAATGGCTCAATCACTAATGTAGCTGACGCATTTGCGGCATCAACCAATAGAATCTGGTTTAGAGCCACTAACGGAACTAGCTCAGACGGAGCAAGATTTTCACTAACTTACCAAACAGCCTAATTACCTCACTCGGACGATTGAGGCGGACCAAGGAGAAACACAATGGCACTAACCGAAGAAATCTTTGCAGACAAGATCGAAGTGGTGGGCGACTTTAGCCACGTTCAAGTGCGCGTTGCCACCGTGATTAAGCGCGACGGAGAAGAAATCTCTCGCAGCTACCACCGCCACGTTGTGGCTCCCGGTGACAGCTACGCTGATGAAGACGCGAAGGTGCAGGCTATCTGCGCAGCGGTACACACCCAAGACGTCATCGACGCCTACGCGGCGCACATGGAGGCACAGAATGTTTAACTGGACCATCTCGACTTTGGAGCGCAAGCTTTCCGATGGGGGCGTTATCGTGGCGCACTGGCGGTGCACGGCTTCTGAGACCGTTGGGGAAGATACCTTCTCCGCAAGCTCCTACGGCACCTGCGGCTTCACCTACGACGCCTCTGCGCCTGACTTCACGCCCTATGCTGACCTCACGGAAGCTACTGTGCTTGGCTGGGTGTGGGACCAAGCTGACGGCTGGAAGGATGAAGTTGAGGCGGCGCTCCAAGCCCGTATTGATGCTGATAAGACCCCGACCACTGCTGCTGGAGTCCCGTGGTAAAATACGCAGGGGCGGTTATTTGGGAGTGAGTCATGCTTGATCCAGTAACCGCCATTGCTACTGCCACCGCAGCATTTAATGGTGTACGCAAGCTCGTAGCCGCAGGCCGTGATCTTGAAGACTGCATGGGTCAGATGGCCCAATGGTACACCGCTGTTTCTGATCTGAACGAAGCGCAGAAGACAGCCAAGAATCCTCCCTTATTTAAGAAGCTGACCAGCAAGAAATCCGTGGAGCAAGAAGCCATGGAAATCTTCGCGCACACCAAGAAAGCTGCTGCCCAAGAGAAGGCTCTACGCGAGATCATTACCTACAGCTACGGCAGGGAGGCGTGGACTGAGCTGATACAGCTTAGACGGCGTATACGGTTAGAGCGTGAGAAGGCCATCTATGCCCAAAAGCGGAAGCGCGAAAGCACCTTCTGGACGGTCGTTACTATTGTAGTGCTTACTTTTGTTTGTTATGGCTTCTTCGCTACAATGAGCTTCGTTATAAACGACTTGAGGCCTCAGCAAGATGGCACCAGAGATGATTTGGAGTAGCGTCCTGACTGCGGCCATTGGTCTTCTTGCGTGGACCTTTAAGAGCAAGTCAGAGGAATTATCTCGCCTTAATATCCTCCTCAATAAGACACGAGAAGAGATGGCGAAAGAGTACGTTACGAAGTTTGAAAGCACCGCTGACATGAACCGCATTATCGACCGATTAGAGGCGCTAGACGCTAAGCTAGACCGCCTCATGGAGCGCTCATGAGCTTTGACGCTATTAAGAACGTCATAGGTGCGGTGGCACCTACCCTTGGAACGGCCCTAGGAGGCCCTCTAGGAGGTGCTGCGGCCTCTGCCATAGCTGGGGTACTGGGGTGCGATACGGACCCTCAGAGCCTTCAGAAGGCCGTACAGAAGGCTACCCCCGAGCAATTGACGGAGATTAAAAAGGCAGAGCTGGACTTTGAGGCTCGCATGAAGGAACTAGACGTAGACCTCTACGCCCTCCAAGTTCAAGACACCGCTGATGCTCGGAAGAATTTCGCCAAGGATTGGACTGCACGCTTCCTAGCCGTAACCCTATGCCTGCTATTCGCGGGGTACATCTTCCTTGTGACGATCCTTCCCCATGATCGGAATACCGATGCGATCATCAACCTGATCCTCGGCTCTATCACGGGATCGTTTAGCACCGTCATTGCGTTCTACTTCGGCTCAAGCCAGAGGCAGGAATGAAGACTAGTGAAGAAGGCGTGGCACTTATCCGACACTTTGAAGGCTGCCGTCTTGAAGCGTATCTATGCCCTGCTGCTGTATGGACTATTGGTTACGGCCACACTCTTGATGTTAGAGAGGGCGACGTAATTGATCAGGAGGCCGCAGAGGCGCTTCTTATCGAGGACCTAGAGGAGTTTGAGGGCTATGTTACCTCCTTGGTTGAGATCGAACTCAAGCAGCATCAATTTGACGCTCTCGTGGCGTGGACCTTTAACTTGGGCCCAGCAAACCTTAAAGAGAGCACGATGCTCAATAGGATCAACTATGGTCCGCTTAGCGACGTTCCTTTCCAATTGCAGCGATGGAATAGAGCGGGCGGGAAAGTCCTTGATGGACTAGTTAAGAGACGTAAGGCTGAAGCTCTCCTATGGGACGGCGGGGACTGGAGGGAATATGAGCCTCATTAACGAAATCATCCGCCAGCCCAATGGCCTGTTAGCCGTAGCTGCGGGGCATCTCCCGGATGCAGAGGCAGTAAACATCTTTGGGGTCAATCCTACGGTAGGCACGAGCTATGAAACTCTTTGGGATAATGGAGGGCTTTATACTTACCCTTCCTCTGCTGCTAGCCTGTCTTGTGTTTCTAGCTCTGCCTCGGACACTATGGCCATCGTCATCACTGGACTGGACGCTAATTATTTCGTCATTTCTGAAGTGGTTACGCTTAACGGTACAACGGCTGTTACGACGACTCAGGCATTTCTTAGGGTAAATTCGGCGGTGATTCTTGCCGGTGAGAACGCCGGGAACATCACCATTACCAACGATAGCCATACGCTCGGCTACATCTCTATTGGTAAGGGACTGACTCAAGCCTGCAACTATACCGTTCCTGTAGGGCATTCCCTGTACATCACGCGGATTGACCTAACCTCTGGAACGGTTACGGGTAATAAATACCTCACCTATCGAAACGTAACCCGCACCTCGGCTGGCCGCGTTCTAAGGGTAGCTGAGGCGACATGGGCAGAGGGTATGCAGTCCTTCGATAGACAGATTCCCTTCCGGATACGGGAGAAAACGGACTTTCAATTCGAAGCGAAGTCTAGCGGTAGCGATAACGAAATCAGTATCTTTGTCGAAGCCATCCTCGTACGGGATGAATAAGGAGAAAGCCATGCCTCTCAAGAAAGGTCAGCAAAAGAAGAAGATGCCCCAAGGCGGAATGATGAAGCGCAAGAAGACCGGCAAGAAGAAGTCCAGCTACAAGTAGTAGACGGGGGGCCGAAGCCCCCCTGCTACGCTAGCAACGGGCGGAGAAACTAGCGCAGCGCTTATATCCTATCAGAATACCTACCCCCTAGTTATTCCAAATAGTTCTATTCCTAGTAGTATAAAAATATTGACTAGCCCAATCTCTGTGGCATCATGTCGCAGTCAGTTGATTTACTGATGCCTATAGAGAGAGCAAGCTATGTTAGCGAAACTTATCTGGGACACCCTGTCCCCTATCGATGTATCCGCGTACACGGAGAAGAAAGGCAACCTGACGTACCTGTCATGGGCTCATGCGTGGCGGGAGATGTGCAATCACTTCCCTGACACCACGTACCGCTTTGAGTACGACACCTTCCCTGATGGGACCGTTGAGTACACCTGCTATCTCACGGTGAAGCATAACGGTCTGGAGCATACGCAGATGATGTGGCTCCCCGTCATGGATAACAGGAATAAAGCCATCCAGAACCCTGACGCTCGGGCGCGCAATGATTGCCGCATGAGGCTGCTCTGCAAGGCCCTCAGCATGTGTGGATTGGGCGCGTACATCTACGCCGGGGAAGACCTGCCCATCGTTGAGCCGGAGACGATCAGTGAGGAGCAGCAAAAGGAGCTGCACGATCTCATCGTTGAGACGGATACGGACCTAGATAAGTTCTTCTCCGCCTTCAAGATCAAGGCGCTGGCACAGATGCCAAAAGAACGCTTTGAAAAGGCCAAGGCGGCTCTTGAGAACAAGCGGGAACGGGCAAATGAACAGAGCGCCTAGTGTTCACCCGTTGCTCGAAAAGGGTTCTGTCAAGCTAAAGGATATAGCCAGCTATTTTTGGATAGATGAGTCATTCATTAGGACTCAGTTTCCAAAGGTTGGCTTTCCTGAGCGTATGGAAGTAGAGGGTAGGACCGCGTTCTGGGACTCTAAATTGGTAGTCCAGTTTGAGGCCGAGAAGCTTAGCCAGGATCGTAACTTCTTCAAGAAGATGCTAGTTGCATCGCTTAAGGGGAAGAAGAAGGCACGATGTGATGCAGAGGCCCGAGAACGTCAAGAAAGGGAGGCTAAGGAGAATCGGATAAATTCCATAGATGAGCTGGTCAACCTTGTTAAGGCGTGGTTTCCCCACATAGAGGAACAGACGCCGAATCCTGAGAGGGAGCTTGCTAGGGCTATGGATATAGTCTGCCGAAACTTCATGACTCGCTATCAATATGAGGAATGGCGAAACGATCTCGATAGTTGCGAATGGCTTGAGTACAAGCCCTTACCTCACGAGGATGGTGAAAATGCGAGTGCTTGAGGTAGTCCAAGGAACGGACGAATGGCTGGCGGCGCGTCTAGGCGTACCGTCTGCCTCAGCCTACGGAAGACTAATCACGCCTACAGGGCGTAGAGCAAAGACCTTTGATGGCTATGTCCAGCAATTGGTTGAGGAGAAGATCACAGGCCTTCTTGACCGGATCCCTCAAAATGAGGCGATGGCACGAGGAACAGAGCTAGAGCCTCACGCTAGGGACTACTACGAGATCATGACGGGGAATGATGTCGTTGAGATGGGTTTTATCAAGCACGACACCTTAGAGGCTGGGTGCAGCCCTGACGGCTTCGTTGCTGATGATGGAGGCATTGAGATCAAGTGCCCCCTAGATAACAACCATCAAAAGACCCTAGATGCACAGCAAATGCCACCGCGACACTATCCCCAGGTTCAGGGGTGTATGTGGATTACGGGGCGTAAGTGGTGGGACTTCGTTTCTTACCATCCAGAGATGGACTCATTCATCACTCGCATAGAGAGGGACGATGAGTACATAAGCAAGCTAGCAGAGGCTGTATATGACGCCTGCCTAGCTATCGAGAAAGCAACCAAGGAGATGTTATGAGTGATTTTGACAACCGTGGCGCCCTGTGGCCGAACAAGCGCGCAGACAAGCCCACGAGCCCCAAGTACACCGGAAACGCAATGATTGATGGGGTCGAGTATTACGTGAATGCATGGCCCGGGGACAACGCAAAGCCCAACAGCCCTGTGTTGAAATTCTCGTTTAACAAGAAGCAGCCCAAGGAGCCCGTAAGCGATGGCGGAATCGACTTTAACTCCGACCCGTTCTAAGGGCGTGTATATCGGAGAGAAGCTACGGCGGCTCCAGCGTGACCGCAACGTAACGAACAAGGAGTTATGGCAGGCCTTCAACGTACCGCACAACGAGATTTCCCGCTGGCGGTACATGAAAGATATGAAGCTCAGCATGGCTATTGAGATCGCCAATTACTTCGGGATCACGCTTGATGAGTTCGTCAACTATGAATGAGGAGAGCCCCCCTTTTGGGGGGCAGGGGACACAAGGCATGTTTTGGAAGATAGACAAGAAGAGAGACGTTGATCGAGTGATCGAACACCTAACCAAATGGCTGATGAAGGAGTGGGACTGGAAAAGCCCTGTAGTTATTCAACCGCAGCCGTACCAGAACCCTCGCAGCCTTAACCAGAATGCCCTGTTTCACGTATGGGTTAGGCAGATGGTTAAGCACTTTCAGACCAAGATGCCCGAGCTAACCGAGGAGGAAATGAAGAATGTGTGTAAGCTCAGGTTCTTAGGCACGGAAGATGTTAAAGTAGGTAAGAAAGTATTAACGGGCCAGCTAAAGGAAACATCCAAATTGAAGAAGGGTGAGATGTACTTCTTCATGGAAGAGGTCTACCAGTGGTGTCTGGGTTTAGGCCTCCAGTTAGACGTCCCTGCTGACTCTGAGTTCATGAAGATACGCAAGAGTCAGGCTTAAACCTTGGGAGGGGGAGATGCCAGGCGAGCTAAAGCTAGACCCGAAGTTAATGGAGTATTGCGTTTCAGAAGCTGAAAAACATTACCTAGATGCGGTGCTAAAAGCTGGCTCCTTATCAGGAGCAGCTCGCGCCTTAGAGACAAATCGTAATAACATACGTCAGGCGGTAGAGAGGGTGAGGCTTAGGGCCGCGAAGATGGGGTACGCCCCTGATGCACACCTAGTTCACCCGACTACCGCGCCCTTTGTCGTCAAGGGCACCTCTACTCTCTACGGGGATGATGGCCAGCCCAAGCTCCAATGGGTCAAGACCAACCTCGATAAAGATGCCCAGCTAGAGATCATGCGTCAGGCCGTGGAGGCCATTTGCGAGGACGTAAAACCTACTAATGCGATCCCGGCTCCCCCTGACGTAAACGATCAACTCCTATCCATTTACCCCTGGGGTGATCCTCACGTGGGGATGTATGCCTGGGCTGATGAGGTGGGAGATAGCTTTGACCTTAAGATCGCTGAGCAGGATATGTGTAACGCGGTCGATTACTTGGTCGAACGGTCCCCCCCTTCAAAGCGCGGCGTCCTCATCAACCTCGGTGACTTCTTTCACTATACGAACATGGTTGGGACTACCGAGAGATCGGGCCATGTCCTCGACCGTGATTCTCGTACCGCGAAGATGATCGACGTAGGGGTAAGGATCATCCGTAGGTGTATTGAGAGGATGCGTCAAAAGCATGAGATCGTAGAGCTAATCAACGCTCCCGGTAACCATGATGAAGTGTTCGCTTACTTCTTAAACATTATGTTCCGCACCCTCTATGAGAACGAACCTAGGGTTATCGTTTATGACGCTCCTACCACCCGCCATTACCTGACCCATGGTAAGTGTATGATTGGCGTGGTCCACGGCCACCAGACCAAGGACCGAGACCTTCCGGGGATCATGGCTACAGAGCGGCCAGAGGAGTGGGGAAAGACTAAACATCGTTTGTTCCTGCGCGGACACCACCATACGGACTCAAGGGTGGAATATAACGGGTGTGTGGTCGAGCAATGCCGCACCCTCTCGCCCGGGGACTCTTACGCCGTGGGCGGTGGGTGGCTCTCAGGCCGTGACATGAAGTGCATTGTTTTACATGAGGAATACGGGGAACAGATGCGCCTTACCTGCGGAATAGACGTACTACGAAATAAGGACCAAATGTGAACACTTACGGAAACATGAAGGACAGCTTACGAAGGGTCGCTGATTATCAGGATGTCACTTGTGAGTGGATGCCTGGGTACGGAGAGGACTGCTACCGGATCACCATTGACGAGGGATCCCAGACTCTCTCTGATGTCTTCTATATCTACAACGATGGCGACCTGAACCGCGCCATCAATGTTCTTTATAAGAGGGCTGGCTATGAACCGAATCGAATGGCAGGAGGATGAGGCGGACCAAGATGGCGAGGTAGCTATGAGCCTCGTCATCATCTCAGGCGATCCTGCGCTATTGGCTAGAGCTAGGCGTATGTTCCGCCAGCTCTTAGAGGATAAGCCCAATCTAACGACCATACCAAGGAAAAACGATGGCGGGGATTAAGCGAGACGCGGCGGACCACTACTTTTCGTTGTGCGTAAGAGCTAAAGCCAACTTCACCTGTGAGTTCTGCGGCAAGGAGTTCCCAGGGCCAGATCAAGGGCTACATTGCGCTCACATTGTAGGCCGCAGGAACGCCAGCACCCGCTGGTCCTTAGATAACGCGGTATCCCTCTGCTACTACCACCATCGCTACTTCACGGAGAACCCTCTCGACTTTATCCAGTGGCTAGCCTCGTATCTAGGGGAAGGCCACATGGAAAGGCTCATGGAGAAGAAGAACGAGGTCTATAGGGTGCGAGTTCCTGAGAAAAAGCTCATTGCAAAGCACTACAGGGAGCAGTGGAAGGAGTGGGGTACAGGGGAGTCCATCGACTTTCTATCGTGGAATTAAGGCATAAAAAAGGGCCCCCGGAGGGGCCCATATCACGGGAGAGAGAGGGACCGTGATGCGAAGCAGGCAGCTTCAAAGAAAATATACGCCTTGATAGAGAGAGGAGCAAGGGGTATAAAGTAAGCGTCGGTGGGGTTACCAGCCCCTAAAGAGCCGACGAGCAAGAGATAGGAATCAGTCACCCGACGCACGCGTATTTTAGCGTCCAAGGTTGTCCATATCAATCCATGCTCGTCCTCTACCGTCCGGTACTGCTCACCGTAAGTCGAGCTGTCGCATCGCGCAGCCAGCAGTAAAGCGAGACGCTCAGGGACAACCTCTGAGGACGGGACAAACAGCGTATAGGTGCCATCAAATGATGGGGGGCGGTGTTGCGAGCCGCAGGTAAATCGTTGCTGATGACCGTTCCTGAGCTGGAAATATAAAGACATCGTGATTGGGGCACCAACAGTCCTCAAAAGACCTTCTATTGCCAAAAGCCTTTATTCCAAAAATACCCTTTCTTATATCTAAAGGTTCTTGGACGAAATCAGGGCTTTTCCATAGGTTGTAGGTCCAACTTGAAAGCGGAGGGACAAATGCCACGGTCAGCAAAAGCGTTAAGCCCAAAGGAGGTAGATGCGCTGACATGCAATACCCACCCTGAAACAGGAGAGGTAGTAGCTACATCGCACGCGGTTGGTGGTGTTCCGGGCCTTTACCTGCACATCAAGCCAGAGGGCGGACGTTCTTGGGTTTATCGAGCCTCCTTCAGAGGTAGGCGCATAAAGCGTGGGTTAGGGAGCTTCTCTTCTATTGGCCTCATAGCGGCACGCAAGGCAGCAAGCAGGATAGCGGAGGGGATGCTAGAGAACATTGACCCGATGGAGCAAAAGCGGGCACACCGATAACGATAACGGAGAGAAAGAATGCAGTTAAGACCACATCAGGAGAGAGCCGTAGAGATGCTGAGGGATTCTCTACGGAAAGGGAACAAGCGACCCATCCTCGCAGCCCCATGTTCCTTCGGTAAGACGATCACGGCAGCACACCTTCTGGCTCAAGCAGCTAAGAAAGGGAAGCGCGGGTTTTTCTTTTGCGACAGGGTAAAGCTCGTTCAGCAGGCTCTAGCGTCTTTCGACAGCCAGGGCCTAGAGGTTGGGGTTATTCAGTCAACGCACGAGAGGACTAATCATGAGGCGCCTATCCAGATCGCCTCGATTCAGACTGTAGCCCGTAGATCAAATATCCCAGAGTTTGATTTTGCGGTGGTGGATGAATGCCACGTCCACTACAAGAGCCTCCAGAAGATCATGGATCGCTACACCGCTGTCCCGTTTATCGGGCTGTCCGCAACCCCTTACGCGAAGAGCTTGGGTAAAGCATACGATGATCTAATCGTGCCGATCACTCCAGCGGAGCTTTTGGAGCAGGGTTACCTTTGCCCCGTGGATTACTTTGGAGGGCGCTCCATTGATATTCAGGGGGTAGCTGGTAGGGCTCTCCAGACAGGAGGGTCAGACTTTGACCCGAAGGAGATAGCTGCTAGGACAGAGAAAGACATCTACCTAACCGGCGACATCATCAAAAACTGGTTCAAGCACGCCCAAGGCCGCCAGACCATCGCTTTTAGTCCTTCGATCCGTCACAGCCGTGGCCTCGTAGAGCAATTCAATGCTGCTGGGGTTCCTGCGGTACACATTGACGGCTATATGGATGACGAAGAGCGGCAGATCATCTACAAGGCTCATGACGATGGCGAGTTCCTTGTTTTGTCCTGCTCTCGATTGCTTAACGTAGGGTATGACGCGCCTAAGGTGTCCTGCCTGATTGATTGCTTCCCAACGCGGAGCGTCATCTCGTACGTTCAGAGAGCGGGCAGGGTGATGAGAACGTCTGAGGGTAAGGAGCGAGCAATCTACCTCGACCACGCTGGCAACGTAGCCCGCCATGGGTTCGCGGAGCACATCGTGCCCGATTCACTAGACCGGGGAGAGGTTTACTTTAGCGAAAAGAAGCAGGCTAAGAAGGAGAAAGAAACGAGTCCTAAAGATTGCCCGCAGTGCTACCGCATCTTTACCGGCATCCGTTGCGCCTGTGGCTACACCATCCCGATGACGGCCAGGATCAATACGGACGGGAAAGACCTAGACCGGATCACGGCTGATTACACGAAGCAACTAATTGACCGAAAGCGATGGCTTGATGAGCTGTCACTGATTGCGGCCACTAAGAACCATAAGCACGGATGGGCTGCTCATGTATTCAAGAGCAAGTTTAAGGAGTGGCCCTCGCCTAGTGAGAACCGCTGGTTAAAGCAGAGATACGCCGAATTACTGCAAAGCCCTCAGTCATTAGACAACGTGTCAAAGGACGTACGGGGATTCCTCAAGCATCTTAAGATCAAAGAGGCGTACCGAGGCTTTAGACAAAATACGACAGCATGAGTCGCTGGGGAGGGAGTGAAGTGCAAAAGCTAGAGGCTTTTTTAGTTGAGGAGGGCACATGCTGGCGGAAGAGCTGAAGTGGATGTTAGCCAAGGGTTTCACGATGCAATATCGCCAACCCTCATCGGACAGCAGGCCGAGCATGACGCTATATGAATCACCAATATCAAGATCGCGGACCTTTCCGCAAAGAGACATCAACGAGCAGGACCTCTGGGGAGGGGGACGGGATGCAGAGCTTGGAGCGTGGAACGAAGAAGAAGAGGGCACTAGAGCTGTGGGAAGAAGAAATGCTCACCGAAAGGCAAGCCGCAGCCCTTCTTAAGGTCTTTGCCCAGTTGAATGATTGGGAGTACCTGAAGGGGGTTGAGAAGACCGCCTTTAGGCAAGGGGTCAGGAAGATAGCTAAAGCATGGGGGAATAGAGCAAATGATAGATGACCTATTAGACCGGCTGGATAAGGTCCGCCAGACCGGGGAGGGGCAATATGTGGCCTGTTGCCCTGTACACGGCGACAGGAACCCCTCTATGGGGCTCCGTGAGGTGATTGGGGACGATGGCTATAGGAAGGTACTGGTTCACTGCTTCGCCTGTCACGCGGGCGCACAGGAGGTCACAGGGGCATTGGGGCTTCCCATGTCTGTCCTATTTGAGAAGCCGCTAGACCGGGGTGGGGTAGGCACAAGCTCAAGCACAGGCCGAGGTGGGTCCGTTTGGGACGAATTCGACCGCCAATTGATGCCACTAGACCGGGGTAGGGTCAAAACAGGCACAGGCCGAGGAGGGGTCAACGCAGGCACAGGCCGAGGAGGGGTCCAGCTAGACCGGGGTGGTCGTTCGATGCCACTAGACCGGGGACCATTGCCACTAGACCGGGGAGGGGTCAGATTGACCCGAAAACAGCGCCAGGAGGTCGAATTGGATCGGCTCGTGCTCGCTGGGGCAGGGGAGGCGGAAAGGCAAGGGAAGCGCCTCTCGTATAAGGACTGGCAGCGGGTAAAACTGGCGCGGGCGAGACTGGAAACACTGGGGGATGAATAAGCGGCCTTATTCGTCCACCAGACAGGCGTCCGAGAATGTGCTGAGCGACTCAAACCAATTGAGTCAACCTCCGATCAAAACCTGACCGCGCTTTGACTCGTTCGCGTTGCTATATAGTGGCAAGAGGTGTGAGCTTTGGTTATATGCTTAGGCCTAAATGGTCTATGAAAAAGTTTGACATGCTCAAGGGTTCCGGGCATTCTGTACTCATGCCCTGACGGACAGGGCCCAGAGAGAGAGGAAGACTATGAAAAAGCAACTAGCCGAAAACGTGCGAGCAGCGGGCGATCTGCTAGTCGTGAGCGACCGAGAATTGAAAAAAGAATGTCGCCGCTGGGCGGACCTTGTGTTGACAGGGGATCGCGCTGCTCTCTCTGAGCTAGACGACCGAATTACCACGCTTCAGCGGACGATCAAAGCGCTAGAGGCTGAATACGTGCGCCACCAGCACATTTGGAACGAATATAAAGCATCCCAAACTAAGACCCAATCGGTATAAGAAAAAGTTTGACATGCCCAGAGATGGCAGGCATTCTAGAACCATAGCCGGGACAAACCCGGCCCAACGAGAGAGAGAAAAACAATGTCTAATCGGTTTGAAGGTTTCAAAGTTGGCACCATGATCGAGACCGGCGCGCTTTATGGTCTGGAGATTCCCGCTTGGATTGATCAAGACATCACGGTCTGCGACGTTCGCGCGATCTGCCAAGGCGGCTGCGCCTCTGGTGCCTATATGCCAGCCGTTGTGTACTTTGAGGCCAAGCAGACGATGGCCCAGCACGGGGAAGACATCTTTGATTTCATCACTGATCGCCTGGGTGATTCTGGCCTCGATAACGATTGCACTAGCTACGGCATGAAGTGTTCCGCTTGGGTCTCCACGGCTGTGGAGCTTTGGGCCGCTGAAGCGCTCTTCATGATCGAGGAGCTAGAGGAGAAGGTGGCGTAATGGATTGGCTCATGCTTCTAGGCTTTGCCCTACTGGTCCCCCTTTCCATTGCTGAGCTTTTGGGGAGTATGAAATGAGCGAGCGAGCGTGTCTGATTCTATCCGGATTGGTGCTGACCTTAGTCGCGGCCTGCACTGCTCCTGGCCCTGACGATTACGAGGCAGCGCTGGAACAACAGCGCTTGTATAACGAGATGGTGTGCGACGGATTCTGGCCCCCTTACGATGGCCCCGCTGATTGCTTCCGAAATTATGGGGAAAAAGATTGACAACCCCGCCTAGGCCGTGGCTTAATGGGGAACCTTTAGAGAGAGAGGTAGGATAAATGAGCTGCTATATTGAACGCCTTACGAATGACTACTTGAACCGGAACGAAGAGGAACACCTTCTGGACGAGCTTTGCGCGGAGAACGTGGGCCCTGAGGTGGATGCGTGGCTTGAGGCTAACCATTCCAACTTTGGAGAGATCACGGACTTCTGGGAAGCGATGGGCCTACACGAAGACGAGCTGCTCATGCTCATGGTGGAGAACACCACGCCCGAGGCTCGCATTAAGGCCATCGAGGAGCACGTGCACGTTTCGCCCTTCTCCGGTACGGAATACACGGGCCGCGAGCTGCTGGAAGAATGGTGCGCCTTGGACACCAAATACCGCGCCCGGATCGCCGAGGAGTTCTTAGGGTGGTAGCCCTTGAGATTGGGGCCGTCTGGGTCGAAGAGGACGAGGATGGCTCCTGGCACTGGCAGGTTGCATATAACAGGGACCCCACCGCTGAGGAGCGTGCTGGGGTTCACGCCGTCCTAGACTGCCTCTCGGCTATGTCAGAGGCCGCAAGGGAGAATGAGGGCCCCTTGCACTAGGACAACCCCAGGGCCGTGGACAGAGCCTCACAGAGAGACAGACAGAGGGAGAGAGACACCATGGAACACTTCCACCGACTCCTCGCCTTTCAGGATTACAGAGAGACAGGGAGAGCCAGAGAGAACCAGCCCGACTCCTACTATGACGCCTTTGCTGAGGCCTATGCTCTGGGAGAACAAAACGCATATAATCGCCCCATCCATTCCGATGGGGACTCGATCCAATGCAAGAGAAGCGCCCAAGAGGACGACCGCCGCTAGAGTTCACGGACGAGCAAATCGCCCACATTGAAGGGCTCGCGCCGTTTTTGAATCAAGGACAGATTGCGGACAGGTTGGGCGTTTCACAGAACGGCTTTCGGAATGCGATGGAAAGACAACCTCGCATAAAAGAAGCCATAAAAAGAGGCAAGGCCGAGAAGGTGGCCCGTGTCGCGGAAACGCTGGTGGACAAGGCGTTGGGTGGGAACATCGTTGCGGCGATCTTCTACCTGAAGGCACAGGCAGGCTGGAAGGATGACGGCAGCGCCCAGGAAGAGCCACAGCCCCTCACCATTAACCTTGTGCAGCCTGACGGTACGACGCGGGAACTCCAGCCTATCGACGACAAAGCCCGTATCGTAACCTCTGAAACTGAATGACGGACCTTCGGCCTACGGCTCCCCAATGGGACTACATCAACAGCACAGCGCCCTTCCCCGCCTTTGTTGCGGGGTTCGGTGCTGGCAAGACGGAAGCCAGCGTGCTCCGGTCTATCTTCGGCCTCCTGCGCAACCCTGGGCTTATCCGGGGCTACTACGCTCCCACCTATGACCTCATTCGGGTTATCGCATGGCCGCGCTTTGAGGCAATCCTATCGAGCCTGAACATTCCCTACCGGCTCCAGAAGACGCCGATAAACTGCCTCACGGTCGAGGGTTATGGGCAGGTGTACTTCCGCTCCTTGGAGAACCCCTCCCGCATCATCGGCTACGAACACGCTGACGCTGACATCGACGAGCTGGACACCCTGAAGAGGGATGACGCTGCCCACTGCTGGCGGCAGGTACTAGCACGGAACCGGCAGCACAAGACGACGGGGCCCAATACCGTCGGGGTCACCACTACGCCCGAGGGGTTTCGCTTCGTCTATGAGATGTGGGCCAAGGAACCACGCCCCGGCTATGAGATAGTGCAGGCGCCCACGGAATCGAACCCCTACCTGCCGACGGGGTACGTCCAGAGCCTACGGGATAGCTACCCTGCGCACCTCCTCGACGCCTACCTACAGGGCCGCTTCGTCAACCTCACCTCGGGCACGGTATACGCCTCCTACGACCGGGCACGGTGTGGGTCATCGGAGTCCCTCATTAAAGGCGAGCCCCTCCATATCGGCTGTGACTTCAACGTGACCCAGCAGGCGGCGACGGTGTACGTGGTACGGGGGGAGACATGGCACGCGGTCGATGAGCTCTCAGGGATGTACGACACCCCCGAGATGATCGAGACCTTCCAGAGTCGGTATCCGGGGAACCCCATCTACGTATACCCCGACGCCTCGGGGCGGGCCCGAAAGACGGTCAACGCCTCAATGTCTGACATTGCCCTACTAGAGCAGGCGGGCTTTTACGTCCGGGTGAACAAGCGCAACCCTGCGGTGCGGGATCGGGTAATGGCCATGAATGCGGCGCTAGACAATGGGACGGTGCGTGTCAACGCGACACGGTGCCCCACGGTAGCGGCCTGCCTAGAACAGCAGACCTATAAGAACGGGGAGCCAGACAAGACCTCGGGAAACGACCACCAGAACGACGCCACCACGTACCCAATCGCGTACGCTATGCCTGTAGTCAAGCCCGTGGCTAACGTCGCCTTCTCTTTTGCTTTATGATATAGCGCAACGGAATAAGCGAGGGCCGGTCAATGCCTGTAGATACAAAGCACCCCGAATGGGAAATGCACTACCCCATGTGGCAAAAGACCCGCGATGCTGTCCGTGGGTCCATCTACGTCAAAGAGAAGCGCCACGAATACCTGCCCGTACCTGACGCCGAGTCAAATGACGATACGGTGGGCAGTCAGACCCTACGCTATCGCCAGTATCTTAAGCGGGCCCTGTACACCAACTTTACGGGGCGCACCAAGTCCGCGCTCGTAGGCGCAGCCTTCCGCAAGAACCCCATCTATGAGCTGCCTAAGGGCCTTGAGTATCTGGAGGAAGACGCCACGGGAGACGGCCTAGGGCTAGTCCAGATGGCGAAAGACGAGCTGTCCAACCTCCTAGAGACGGGCCGCGCTGTCCTTTTGGTGGACTACCCCCAGACAGAGGAGGGGCTGACCGCTGAGGAAGTGGCCCGACTAGACCTGCGCGCCTCGATCATCCCTTACACGGCAGAGCAGTGCTGTAACTGGAAGACCGATAACGTCCGGGGCCGTAAGCTCCTAACCCTTTGCGTCCTATCGGAAAGCTACCTAGAGGGTGATGACGAGTTCGGACACGAGCAGAAGACCCAGTATCGGGTGCTGCGTCTACGGGAAGACGGGTACAGCCAGCAGCTTTATCGTGACGACGAGCCCTACACGGACGAGTTTTATCCGAAGAAGGCTGATGGCTCGGTGTGGGACTTCATCCCCTTAATGTTCGTGGGGTCGAAGAACAACGATTCGACCGTGGATGATGCGCCCCTATCGGATATTGCGGACGTAAATATTGCCCACTATCGAAACTCCGCAGACTACGAGGAATCCTGCTTCATTACGGGGCAGCCTACCTTGTTCATTACGCATAACCTTTCCCCGGAGCAGTGGTACGACTACAACCCTGACGGCATCAAGCTCGGCTCTCGTACCGGCCACGTTCTAGGGGATACGGGATCAGCTACCCTCCTCCAGCCTAACCCTAACAGCCTCGTTATGGAGGCCATGAAGGCGAAAGAGGGGGCGATGGTGGCTATCGGGGCCCGGATTATCACTGACAGGGGTAACAACGAGACGGCAGAAGGCGCTCGTATCCGCTTTGCATCGGAAAACTCGGTACTAGGCGATATTGTCCAGAACCTATCTATGGCGATTCAGCAGTGCCTAGATTGGTGCGGGGAGTTCATGGGTACAGCGGAAGATGCGCGCTTCGATATTAACCGTGAGTTCTACGATAAGACCGTTGACCCTCAACTGGTGATGTCCATGGTGACCCTCATGGATCGTCAAGTAATCTCTGATCGAGACATCTTCGAGCGCCTCAAGGCTGGCGGAATCATTGATGCTGACCGCACCCTAGAGGATGTACGGGAAGAGCTTGGGGATTTACCTCCCTTGGAGGCTCCTAATGCCGCCTAAATCAACTAAGAAGAAGTCTACGGTCAACGCTGCGGGTAACTACACCAAGCCCGCAATGAGAAAGCGCCTCTTTGAGAAGATCAAGGCAGGCGGGAAGGGTGGCAAGCCTGGGCAATGGTCTGCCCGTAAGGCTCAGATGCTCGCTAGGGAGTACAAGGCCAAAGGTGGAGGCTACAAGTCATGAAGAAGCCCCAGAAGAGTCTTAAGAAGTGGACCAAGCAGGAATGGGACTACACCGGCAAGCCCGGAAAGTCCCGTTATCTGCCTAAAGCTGCCCGTGAATCCCTGACCCCTGCTCAGAAGGCCGCAGGAAGCAAGAAAAAGAATCAAGCATCTAAGAAGGGAAAGCAGTTCGCGTCGTATACTAAGGCTGAGCGCGCCGCGGTTCGGAGGGCTCGCCGTGGCTAAAGATCCCCGGATAAAGAGGCTTGGCGTTGCGGGATACAATAAACCGAAACGGACCCCCAACCACCCCACCAAGAGCCATGTCGTTCTTGCTAAAGAAGGCGATGAGATCAAGACGATTCGCTTCGGACAGCAAGGCGTCAAGGGAAGCCCGGCAAAGAAAGGCGAGTCGGATGCGGCAAAAGCTAGACGCGCTTCGTGGAAAGCTAGGCACGCCAAGAACATCGCCAAGGGAAAGATGAGCGCTGCTTGGTGGGCTAATAAGGTAAAATGGTAGGCAGATCAAGGACTTAGATGAGCACTAACGATGTCATCTATGACGCCCTGACGCGCCATCAGGTCTTCCTTCAGCGTTACGCCAAGGGGAGGGAGCGGGAAGCGTCCCTCTTTGTCCGGAACGTACTTGAAAGCTCCATAAGGTTATTAGATTTAGACCTAACGGATATTCCCATCTCCTCCATGGATCGCCTGACCCAAGACCTCATGGATGTAGGGGTTAGCCGGTACGGGGACTATAGCGAGTCCTTCATTGAGGAAATGACGGAGTTTGTCGAGTACGAGGTGGACTTTAACTATCGCCTCTTGCGGGACAACGTAACCGCGAACATCAGGCGCCCTACTACGGCTCAGGCGGTAGGAACAACGCTTACCAAGATCATGCAACTAGAGCCTCGCAAGGGTTACACCATCCGAGACTCGCTTAGAACGTTTGGTTATAGAAAGAGCTATCAGATAGCACAAATAGTTAGGGACGGGTATTTGTTCGGGGATAACACCGATCAGGTCACCCAAAGGATCATGGACCTAACTGGAACGCAGCAGCGTCAAGCGTCCACCCTAGCCAGAACCATCACCAACCATGTCGCGATTAGCGCCAGGAACATGGTGATAAGGGAAAACGGTGGCGTAATCCAGGGCTACAAGTGGATTTCAGTACTTGATAGCCATACAAGCGTCATCTGTGCATCTCTCGACGGAACGATCTACGAAGACAACGATAACAACCCGAAACCACCGGCTCACTTCAACTGCCGTTCAACTATCGCGTTTATCGTTGACGGGCAATACGACCTAGGGCCCGATAAGACCTCCAGACGGCCCGCTGACGGCCCGCGAGGGGGTAAGACGGTCAGAGATACTACTAACTACGAGAAATGGCTTAGACGGCAACCTGTGGCGTTTCAGGAGGAGGTACTAGGAAAGGCCAAGGCAAGGCTGTTTAGGCGAGGGAATCTCTCAATTGGTCGCTTCGTTGATGATAGCGGCAAAGTGTTATCATTAGAGGCCTTGCGAGAGCTAGAACCGCTTGCATTTGAGCAGGCGGGTTTATAACGCGGCAGAGCCGCAACATGCCAACCAGAGGTGACGCATGAGCGATTTATTGCAAGACATTGAGCTTGATGAATCTGTAAAGAATCAAATCACGGAACGTTTAAACCAAACCGTACAAGAGCGGATTGAAAGCGAGACCAAAGGTCTTAAGTCTAAGGTAGACGAGCTGCTATCCGAGAAGAAGAAGGTACAGCAGGAGCGGGAAGAAGCCCGCACTCAAGCTCGCTTAGAGGCCGAAGAGAAGGCCCAGAAGGAAAATGACTATAAGCAATTGTTTGAGGCGCAGAAGGAAGAATCAAATACCCTCCGCCAAACGATTGATAAAATGAACGCAGATATTAAGCAGCAGAAGGTATCTACGGAGGCTGCTAAACTAGCGTCACAGTTGACAAAAGATACGGGGCGCGCACAATTACTTCAGAAAGAGATTAGCCAAAGGCTGACTCTTGTTGATAACGAATTAAGGGTGACGGATGAGTCAGGACAACTGACTGTCTCGTCCCTTGATGATTTGACCAACGCTATCAAGACGTCTTATCCGTTCTTGGTAGACGGAAGTCAAGCTAGTGGCGGCGGGGCCGTCAAAGCGCAAGGTGGAGCCGAAGCGCGGAAGGAAGTGAGCAGGGCCGCATTTGACCAGATGGACCAGCGCCAACGGCACGAGTTCTTCAAGTCAGGCGGTAAAATCTTTGATGAATAACGTGGAGGCCGACCATGGCTAACGTTTTGACGAACCTCGCAGCCGACATCTACGTCGCTGCTGATGTGGTTGGGCGGGAGCTAACCGGCTTCATCCCTGCTGCTACCATTAACGCAAACGGCTCCGAGCGTGTTGCAAAGGGCGATACCGTCCGTGCTGCGTTCACCCGTGCTGCAAGCGTGGTTGATGTGTCCGAAGCCATGACGATCCCCGAGGGGACCGATCAGACCGTGGACAACAAGACCCTCTCCATCTCCAACAGCCGTGCTGTCCAAATCCCCTACACGGGTGAGGACATTCGTCACCTGAACAACGGTGTCGGCTTTGAGACCGTGTACGGCGATCAAATCGCCCAAGCAATGCGCGCTCTCGTGAACGAGATGGAAGCTGATCTGGCAGAGGAAGCGTACAAGAACGCATCCCGCGCCTTCGGCACCGCTGGCACGACCCCGTTCGCAAGCAACTTCTCTGAAGTGGCCGAGCTTCGCCAAATTCTGGTGGACAACGGTATGCCTGCTAACGATGGGCAATGCTCGCTCGTTCTGAGCACCACTGCTGGCACCAACCTGCGCCAACTGGCTCAGCTTCAGAAGGCTAACGAAGCTGGTGGCACTGACCTGCTCCGCCAAGGCATCCTCCTTGAGCTTCAAGGCATGGCCCTGCGTGAGTCTGCACAGGTGCAAAGCCACACCAAGGGCACCGGTACTTCCTACCTCCTCAACGATGCATCGTCCGCCGTAGGCGACACGACCATCGCTGCTGACGGTGGTTCCGGTACCATCCTCGCTGGTGACATCGTTACCTTCGCAGGCACGACCGACAAGTACGTTGTGAACACCGCCCTCTCCGGTGGTTCCTTCGTGATTGGTGCTCCCGGTCTCCGCGCTGCTGAGAGCGATAACGACGCCATCACCGTGGGTAACAACTACACCGCTAACGTGGCCTTCCACCGCCGGGCTCTGGAGATCGCAATGCGCGCTCCTGCTGTCCCCGAAGGTGGCGATGCTGCCGATGACGCAATGACCGTCCAAGACCCCGTTTCCGGGCTTGTCTTTGAGGTCCGCGTGTATCGTGGCTATCGTAAGACCATGATTGAGGTGGCCGCTGCTTGGGGTGTGAAGGCGTGGAAGTCTGACTTCATCGCTACCCTGCTTGGCTAAGAGGTATCAGGGGGCCTTCGGGCCCCCTTTCTCTTGGAGTTATCATGGAAGAGAAGAAGAAGCCCGGACGCAAGCCTAAGTTGGTTAAGATGTACCGGGAGAGCGATGGTAAGACCGCAGACGTTCATCCCTCTGAGGTCGAGAACTACAAGCTGGGCGATTACAAGGTTCTGGAGACGCGCTAATGGCTATCGTGGTCGAAGATGGGACCGTAGTTGCTGCGGCAAACTCCTACATTACGATTGATGAGTTCCAAGCATGGGCAGATGCCCGTGGGATCGCCTACGGGACGGATTTCACCATCTCCCAGCAGATATTCCGCGCCACAGACTATTTTGAATCGCTATCCTTTAAAGGCGTAAAGCACACTGAAGACCAGCCTCTACAGTTCCCCCGTGATGATCTCTACATAGATGGTTATTCAATAGAGTCGGATGAGATTCCAAAAGAGGTAAAAATCGCAATCTATGAGCTGGTGAAGATTGAGATTGACGGTGACTCTAAGCTAGCCCCGTCAGAGCGTGAGGTAACGTCCGAGCAGATTGACTCGATCAAGATTACCTACAAAGACAGCGCAGGCATGAAGCGGATGACGCCAGCCTTGACGCAGGCTCTCCGCAAGCTGATCCAGCCGACTACGATGGTATCCCGGGCGTGAGCTACAACTACACGCCCCTGACGGAATCTGCTGCCCGAATTATCACGAAGTTCGGGAAGGAGTACACGTTCACGCGGACAACGAAGGGTGCTTATGACCCTGCTACCGGAACAACGTCAGACACGACTTCTACGTTTACGGGATACGCTTGCCTTTTCAATTATTCTGATTCTGACCTTTCTGATAATACTATCCTTCAGGGTGACCGGAGGATGCTTGCAGAGTCTAAAACGTTTGAGGTTGGGGATACGGTCGCTGTGGGTTCAGACACGTTCCGTATTATATCAATTAGCGATGTCGGGCCCGGTGGGTCCGTGGTCGCATCGAACCTACAGATTCGGAAATGAAGACGCTGACGGCGGCAATACAGGATTTCACAAAGCTGCCGATGGAGACAGCAAGAGAAATCATAAAGCAAGCATCTTATAAAGTTATTGATAGGACGCCTGTTGATACCGGACTGCTGGCGAATAGCTGGGTACCAACCAAAAATCGCCCATCAACCCGAAGAGTGAAAACGGTAGACAAGCAGAAGCGGAAAGCTAAAAACAGGGTTCGTAAGGTGGCTGCTAACCTGAAGGCGGGCCAAACATTCTACTTAACTAACAATCAGCCGTATTCGCTAATTATAGAAATGGGCAGACGGGAAGGTCCGCCAGCGCAGGGGTCGCATTTTGCCCCTAGGGGTATGCTTAGAATTACAGTTGCAGAATTTCAAAGCATCGTTAATCAAGTAGTAAGCCGACTCAGGTAAGCAAGCGATGAGTACATTCTTCAACGATATGCAGGCTGCGCTTGATGCTCGTTTAGATGGTATGGATTCCACGCCCGTCGCGTTCCCAAATATTCCCTACGAGCCATCAGCTAGCACAACCTACTTAAGGCCCAGCTTTCTCCCAGGAGATACGTTGCAGGTCTCTATGGGCGACGCTGGGAAGGATGAAACTAACGCAATCTATCAGATTGATGTAGTTGTTCCACGTGGAACAGGCCGCCCTACGCTAATGGATACGGTAGCGGATCATTTTAAGAGAGGCACTGTTCTGACCTATAATGGAACGACTTTGCGGGTTCGCTCAGTTAGCATCGGTCCTGCAATATTAGAAGGCGCGTGGTATTTCGTGCCTGTTTCTATCAACGTGCAGACATACACAGGGGCACGATCATGACTATTGCAAACGGCGCACAACATAGTCTGCATTTCGTTGCAGAAACCACCTACGGGACCACGCCCAGCACTCCTACTTGGACTCCCGTTCCTCATACGGGCACGACGCTCGCCATGACCAAAGATGGCATTGAGTCCGAGAAGCTCCGTGGTGATCGGCAGGTTGAGGACTTTCGCCACGGTAACAAGAGCGTTTCTGGAGACATCGCTTGCGAGCTTGAGTACGAAGCATTTGATGATCTACTGGAAGCAGCTTTCTGCGGCACTTGGACCACTAATGTCCTTAAGACTGGAACAACCCGCCGTTCCTTTACGATGGAGCGCAAGTTCGCAGACCTTGCTACGCCAGAGTATCACCGCCATACCGGCTGTGAGATCAACTCGATGGCTCTCAGCGTATCGCCAAACTCCATGGTCACTTGCACCTTCGGGGTTATCGGTAAGGATCTGACGGCTAACACTAGCCAAGTGGCTTCCAGCACCTACAGCGCTGATGTCGGCAAGACGCCCTTTGACTCCTTTACCGGGTCAATCAATGAAGGCGGGTCCGCGATCGCTACGGTTACGGCGCTTGAGCTTTCCCTTGAGAATGGTATCGAGCCTTTATTCGCTATCGGGTCTGCTACCACTCAGCGCCCTGCTATTGGTAAGAGCCGACTTACTGGCACCCTTACCACGTACTTTGAGAGCAAGACGCTCTACGAGAAGTTCCTGAACGAGACCAGCAGCAGCATTGCGCTGACCCTTACTGACGTTGACGGTAACGATTATCTGATCGAGATTGGAAGCGTGAAGTACAATAGCGGCCAGCCTGATGTCTCTGGCGAGGGTGCGATCACCATTGCTATGGACTTCGTTGGTCTATACGACACCTCTGACGCGTCGAACATCGTGATTACTCGTACTGACGCATAAACCATAAAAGGGCGGATTTTATGGAGTTTGACAATCTTGCTACTTCGGTAGCGCACGAGGCCGGGGCAGAGGTAAACATCCTCTCCCCGGTCGATGGCAAGCCTACTAATGTCTTTATCACCATCATGGGTGCTGATTCAAAAGAATGGCGGAAGCAAAAGAAGAAGCAAACCACGGCGATCATCTCTGCCAAGTCCCAAGACAAGCTAGACGAGCTGGACTATGACGCCATGGACGTCGAAGCCCTTGTGGCTATTACCATAAGCTGGAAGGGAATTTCCCAGAACGGGAAAGAGTATAAGTTCAATAAGAGCAACGCGAAGAAGCTCTACGAAAACGCCCCATCGGTGGTGTCCCAACTTCTTGATTTCGTGAGTGATAACGCCAATTTTACCAACGGCTAATTGATGAATTCGTCCGGCATGGACGATGGATGATGTATATTCATTCAAAGCCAGAAGGATCGTCAGTTAGCCGGTACGAAACCTTAAAGCAGGTTGAGAAATCGACAGGGAGAACGCCTAAAGAGCTTGAGTCTGCCCCGCAGCTATCAGATGTCCATGCAGATGCCTTTGAAGCGTATATGGCGCTATCAGAGTATACTTATGGAGAGGTAGAGAGCTACATTAGGCTTACAGGTAACCAGCTTTCTAGCTGGGAAGTAGAAGCCATAATGGTGTTAGCTAAGTATCGCGGGGTAGAGCCAATATGGCCATGACTGAGGTAGGAACGCTAGTTTTTAAGATGGACACCCGAGAAATAGAACTCGGGACAACAGACCTTAAAAGCGCAGAGCGTGCTGCTGCTAATCTTGAGAAGCAAACCAAGAAGCTAGGCGGTCAAGTCATTGATGCTCGCTCCAAGTTCCGTGCAATGCGGGGCTCTACTGCTCAACTTGGCATGCAGATGCAGGACGTTGCTGTCCAATTTCAGGCGGGCACTAACGCCCTAGTTATTCTTGGTCAACAGGGCTCTCAAGTAGCATCTCTCTTCGGTCCCGGTGGAGCCCTTCTTGGTGCTGCAATCGCCATAACTGCCGCTGTGGCTAATATGGCTTTTGGTTTTGGGCGGGCATCGGAAGAAGCCAGCGATCTTGATGGGACTCTGCGCAAGCTGAATATCGCATTCTCTGACCTGACGAGAGAAGAGAGGGCATACCTTAGAGTCGAGACGATCAAGAACCTAGAGCGGCTTAGAGAAGAGGCTGAGGGGGTAGAGAAAGAGCTTAACAAGCTCACCGTAGTTACCCCTGCTCTTGCTAGGGCCTACTCAAATAATACGGTAGAGCTTCAGGATAACTCTGAGAAGGCAGACCAGCTAAGGGGCAAGCTCGCCTTGCTCAACCGCGAAATCAAGCAGAATGAGGAAATCCTTAACGGGAATACGTCTGCATACAAAGAGGTGGTTGCGGCTCTACAGGAAGAAATTGAAACCATAGGGCTTAGCGACAAGGCCCTTGCTCTTCGTCAGGCTGCGCTTGATGGAATGTCTGTCGTTCAGCGTCGTCATATCGCTGAGCTATATGACTTATTAGAGGCTAGGAAGGCAAATATTGAGTTTGCAGAAAAGCAGGCCGAGGCTGAGCTTGCCGTCCAAGATATGTTTAATCAAATGCTGGATAAGCGTCTTGAGAAACAAGCAGCAGCGGCGGCAGAAGAAGAGCGTATAGAGAAGATTAAAAACCAGCGCCTTCTTGAGGCGTCCGATATGCTCCTCTCTAACCAATCTGATCGAAAGAAAGAGGCCGCTAAAGTGGCGCTTGCGCTCGCAGATGAAGAGAAGCGCGAGAACGCCAAGACGATCATCTCTGACTCATATACTGCGGCCATGAAGGCATACAAGTCCCTTTCAGGCATTCCGCTCATTGGCCCTGCGTTGGGCGCCGCTGCCGCTGGGGCAATCATCGCTGCCGGTGTGTCTTACGCTGGGAAAAGCCTTTCAGGACGAGCCCTAGGCGGCCAGGTGCGCCCTGGTGAGTCCTACGTGGTGGGCGAGCGTGGTCCTGAAGTCCTCACTATGGGGAATGCTGGCGGACGGATCGCTACGAATGAGTCTATGGGTGGCGGCACGAGCCTTGTCTACTCCCCCACAGTGAACATCTCGGGCGGCGCAACAGAACAGGACCGCGCCATCTTCACCGCTCAGTTACGACAGCAGAAGGCCGAGATCGCTGACCTGCTAGCACGGAGACGCTTCTAATGCCGCTAACGATGCCAACGACCAAGCCGACCCAGACTGAGTGGTCTATCGTCTCTAACGCTCGTCAGTTCGTATCTCCTCTCACTGGAGCTATTCAGACGGCACAGAGGACGGGGAACCGCTGGCGGGTGACGCTATCCTTTGAGAACCTATTCGATTCCGAGCGGGCCGTGATGCAGGCGTTCTTGTCCCAACTTACGGCTACGGCGAACAACTTTTTCCTAGAGGATCACAGCTATTCTCGACGAGCCGATGGCGCAGGAACCCCTCTAGTAGCTGGTGGTAGTCAGTCAGGTAACGAGATCATCATTGATGGCTGGACTTCTGGCACCTACGCATTCCTGGCGGGTGATTTCTTTGAGGTCAACGGTGAGCTAAAGATGTGCGTTGCAGACGCCACCATCTCAGGAGGGTCGGCTACCGTGGACTTTGTGCCTGAACTTAGGGAGTCTCCTGCTGATAACGCGGCGGTGACGATCTCTAACCCGAAGGGCATATTCCGCTTGATTAGCCCTCAGACAACGTGGAGCAACCGATCACCGCGCATCTCAAACTTCTCCTTTGAGTGCATAGAGGATGTGATCGCATGAGCCGGGGACTAAGTGCTAACAACATTACGGCGGTTGACTCTGATGTAGTTCGTCCTGTGGTATTTGTAGAGCTTCACTACGATTCCGCGACCCTTTTTCTCCATGACAATATCGGCGAGATAACTGCGGATGATTGGGATGGCACCTCTCGTACCTGGTCAGGGCTAGGTGATTTAGGCTCGATCTCTACCATTGAGGAAGGCAGCGAGATTTCGCCCTACAAGATCGACCTTGTGCTGTCTGGTATTGATACGACTATCGCGTCTAAGGCGCTGGGGAAAGAGACCGGACTGCGGGAAGTCTATGTTTTAATTGGGTTTATTGGCCTTGATCGAGTGGTCGTAGATGATCCCCACCCGATGTGGTCTGGATTGGCTGACGATATTCAGATGGCGATAGGGTCCGAGTCAGTGATTCGGGTGTCCTGTGAGTCAAAGCTAGCGGCCTTTGAGAAGACCAATGGGCGTCTACAGAACGACGCAGACCATCAAGCGGAGTTCAGCGGCGACCTGTTCTACAAATACTTGCCCCAAATGGTAGAGGCCAAGTTCCGCTGGGGTGGTAAGACTCAGGCTTTTGGTACGGGAATTCGCCCAGAGGAAAGCGTTGGTGGTCGTGGTGGCCCCGGTGGTTTTGGTGGCTCAAGGCCGCTATGACCAGATTTGAGGCTGTCAAAGCTGCGGTTCGTAAGTTTGAGGACTCGCCCTTTGAATATGGCGCCTTTGATTGCTGCGAGTTCGTAAGGGAAGTAGCGACTCTTTACAGGGGGCAGGACCCAGCGCCAGAGTTAATTTATATGAATGAACGAGAGGCCATCCAGATCATCGCAGAGGCAGGCGGTCTCTCAGAGCTGATGACCTATGTGTTCGGCACCCCTGTTAAGGCAGACGATGCTGAGGTAGGTGATGCGTTAAAATTAAAGCTGCCCAAGACCGGAGAGGTTATGGGTGTGCGGGTCCCTGATGGCGCTCTTGTTCCTGTGATGAGGGGGCTTATGAAGGTCGATCTTCGCTACGCGCTTGAGGGTTGGAGAATCTAATGGCTGAATCAGCGATCATCGCGGCGATTGCAGCAAAGACCGGAGCCAGCGCTGGCACAGTAATAGCGATCGGGGCAGCAACTGCGGCAGCAGTATCTAGCATTGCCATCTCCAGCTATCAGGCAAAGAAGGCAGAAGCTGACG